CCTTACGATAAAGACTGTGTAGATGGTTGTTATATTTTATGCTTTGAGAATATGACAACAGGACAAGATATATACCCTGTACCAAGATATACAAGTGCTAATAACTTTGCATTTTTAAGTGGTGAGCTTTCATACTTATCAAAGAGTAACATTCAAAATGCGGTCTTTCCTAGCTTTGCTATTAAGTTCCCTAAGAAGCCACAGAATAACGAAGAGTTACAACAAATAAAAGATACTGTAAATAAGATGAAAGGTGCAGAGAACGCAGGAAAAGCAGTTGCTTTCTTCGCCAACAATAAAGAACAGTTACCAGAGTTAGACCCTATTCCTGTAAATAACAACGATTCTTTATTCCAAGAAGCAAGCACATTAAACACAGAGCAGATATGTTTTGCACATACCATAGACCCCATCTTGATGGGAGTAAGAACTACAGGAAGTTTAGGAAGTGGAAGTGATATTAAACAAGCATACGTTATATTTGAGAAAAATGTTATTATTCCTTTAAGACAACGAGTTGAAGATATAGTAAATACAATGCTTAAACTAAGTGGTGTTGACGCTGAGATTGTTTTAAACAACTATCAGATAATTGATGAGACTATTACAGAGGTTGAGGAAGACGAGGTTGTTTCTGCTTTGAGTGCTTTACCCGATGATATTAGAGCAGTAGTGTTATCTAATATGACAGCAGACGAATTAAGAGAACTTGCAAACCTTAAACCACTAGGATTATGATTTACTTTGTAACAGAAAACTACTTAAAGAACAATACACCCATTACTAAAAATGTCGATGTAAATGACGTGATGCCTTACGTCAGAACACAAGCAGAAATGCGTTTAATGTCAATACTCGGTACTTACTTCTATAATGACTTATTAACTAAATACAACGCTCAAACTCTAAACGCTAACGAGACTACTTTAGTTGAATATATACAGCCCGTTGTAGCTTGGCGAAGTGCTGAGGATGCTGTATTTGGTTTATCGTATCAACTAAAGAATAAAGGTGTTCAAGTTCAGTTTGGCGATTACTCACAGAATGTAAGCCAAGGGGAGATTGCTTTTAATATGGACCACTACGGTCAAAAGGGTGCTTGGTTTGAAAACCGTTTAACATTTTGGTTACTTGATAACAAGGCATTGTTTCCAGAGTTTCTAAGCACAGACAACAACGACAGCGATATAAAGCCCGTTGACGATTGCGACGATAACGACAACTATAACAATACAATGTTAGTTCTTTAATGGCTAAGATTAATTTAACTATAGCAGGCTTAAAGGAAGCCAAACAAGATTTAGCAGATTTAAACAAAGAGTTTGAAAAGGTTAAGGATGACCCTATTGAATCAAAGAAGTTAGCTAAACAGTTCAATGATTTGTCTAAAGATATAGACGAAACAACTGAAGCACTTATTGATTTAAACAAAGCAGGACAGTTAACAGGCACTAAATTTGATGACCTTAATGAGGTTCTGTTTGAAACGAATGAAGAGATACTTCCACTTACTACGCAAATTAGTGAGATGGAAGATAGACTTTACCAACTAGCTGAAGCCGGAATAACTTCGGGTGCAGAGGTAGAAGCGTTAACAAGTAAGATAGCCTCAAATAGAACTATCATTCGTGAGACTGACAAGCAGATTGACTTACTTGCAGAGAATAAAGGTTTAGCGATATTCGGAACAGGGCTAGAGCAAATAGGCGGTTCACTTCTAAGGCTAGACTTTGAGACAGCAGGAAGAGATGCAAAAGCACTTAACAACGCTGTTGGTAGTTTAAGTAAGATTGGTAGTTCTGCTATTAAAGGACTGACTACTACAGTAGGACAGTTATCTAAAGCGTTTATTAAAATGGGTGTGGCTTTACTTGCTAACCCTATCTTCTTAATCGCTACAGCTGTTATTGCATTGATAGCAGGAATAGCTGGATTGTTAGACCATTTCGGTTTGTTACAACCTATCTTAGATGCTATAGCATATGGTTTTGGATTAATAAAAGATGCTATTAATGCAGTAATACAAGGAATAAAAGACTTTTTAGATTGGATTGGTGCGACTAACTTCGCTTTGCAAGACCTAGCTGAACAGAGTGTAAAAAATGCAGAGAAGTTAACTAAGAAACTCGATAAAAAAAATAAAGCGATACAATCGGGTTACGACCAAGAAATAAGGCTTGCAAATATAGCAGGAGAAGATACTACAAAGCTAGAGATTAAGAAGCAAAATGCTCTTAAAGAGACTGCTAAAATTAGAATGATAATTTTACAGCAACAACTAGACGCAGATAAGGTATTAAAAAAACTTTCAGATGAAGAGTTACAAGCTATAAAAGACCAACTCGAAGCACAGAAAGATTTAATCAATACTGCTAACAATGAGATTAAGGCTATCAACGCACAAGCAGACGCAGACCAATTAAAAGCAGACCAAGACGCTTACCAAAAAAGACTAGATGCACAAAGGGCTTTTAATGCAGAGCGTATAGCAGTTGAAAGACAACTACAAGATTTAAGACTAGAGCTACAGGAAGAGTCTATTGTTAAGGATATTCAAGCAAACCAATTAAAGTACGAACGGTTAATTGAAGATACTATTGCTAATGAAAAACTGTTAGACGCTGAGAGAACAGAGATAGTAAACCTACTTAGACAACAACAGGAACAGGCAGAAGAAGAAATAATAAACCAAGCAAACCAAAAACAACTTGAAGCGGAACGCAAGCAAGCAGAAGAACTGGCTAAACTAAATACAGAGATATTAGCAAAGGCTAATGCTCAACTAGCACAAGACCTAGAAGAAGAAAACGCATTAAGAGAAAAAGCAAACCAAGAGAGACTATCACAAGAGGAAGCGTATAAAGACGCTCGATTAATGTTAGCAGATGGGCTTGTTAAAGGTTTACAGGGTGTTGAAGTATTGATAAGTGCAACGGGTGCTAACGCAGTAGGATTACAAAAAACAATAGCACTAGCACAAATTGCAATAGACACAGCAAAGGCGATTAGTGGAGTAGTTGCAGGAGCAGTTCAAGCAAGTTTAGCAGGTGGACCGACAGCACCTTTCTTGATTGCAGGATACATAGCAAGTGGTATTGGTACGGTTGCAAGTGCAATTGCAGGAGCTTACTCAGCATTAAAAGAAGCACCCCCTATTGGTGGTAGTGTTTCTGGTGGGGCTGTTCCTTCGTCTAGTGTTACAAGTACAACACAAGCAACACCTAATATAGAGTTGTTCGGTCAAAACAATGATGCTAACAATTTAAGCGAAGCACAAGACGTAGAGCAGACTATACAAGTTGAAGCTGTAGTGAGTGAAACTGAAGTAACAGCAACACAAAACAAGATTAAGAAGATACAAGAAAACGCAACATTATAAGATGGCAAGTAGTTCATACATACAATTAATAGCAAAGATACAAGCGTTCTGTGATGCTCATAAACAAATTGAAAGGTTTGATGCTGAGTTTGGAGAGCAAAGACCTAACCTTGCAACGGAGTCTGAAAAGTACCCATATGTATTTTTATCACCAGATAACGGTACTCCAAACTATGACTTAAACCAAGTTACAGTAACAATTACTTGTTATGATATAATTCAAAAAGACAGAGATAATCTAAATACTATTGTTTCTGATTGTCATCAAATCTTAACAGACTTATTCGGTTATTATAATCAAGGAAGCGACTCTGACATTATAGCATTAAGTGCAACACAAACACCGTTAAACAACTTTGATTTAGACTATGTTGCAGGGTGGTCAATGAGTATTGTATTTGAGTTGGAAGGATGGTGTAATAATGCTATACCTATGAGTCCAATAGACCCTTCAGAGGGTAACGACGTGACAGTAGAGAACAGCGACCAAAGTTATCAAGTTGATGTTCAATGCGGAGATACTTTAGTATTACCAGATGACACGTATGAAATATATGTAAACGGAGTACTAGACCAAAGTTTCACTAACCCAAGTATTAAAGACACTACAATAAATATACAACCGTAAACCAAATAGAAGTATGGCAACTATAACAGTAAACTTAACAAACGTACAAGAAACTTTAGTAAG